CATGCTATAGCTATATCATTAAAGTCTTTAAACCTCTTGCCAAATTTTTCAGGCCATATAAAGACTTTTTCACCTTGTTTAAGTAGTACTTCAGATTTTATTAATGAAGCTCTATCAATCCATTGCGAGTCTAGTATCCATACTATATCAAAAAACCTCAATACGCCATCTAGCTGTTGTTGTTGACGCTGTGTAAATGATTTACCTCTTTCAGTAATACCTGCTACTGCTATAGAGTTATTAGTAAAAAAAGCATTTATAGGTCCTTCAAATATATAGACCTTATCATGATCATTAGTAACTTTATCTATATTAAATAGAGTTTTTTCCGATCCTACTTTACCTAAGTACTTAGGCTTTATTTTATTATCACGGTTTAGTACAGTTCTTGTTTGATAAAATTCTATTTCATTATTTTCGTTTACAAAAGGTATAACTAATCTATTTTTATGAACTTTATCAATTAAAGAAAGATAGAGACTATCAGGTCTATTTACAGCAGTATCTAATCTACGCTCTTTAATAAGATGTCTAGTAGATCTAACAATATCGTTGTTATTATAATAGTCGCGCTGAAGCTCATCAAACAAATTAATACTATCCTTAGGTAAGGTCTCGATTTTAATAGTTGGCTTAACCTCTTCATTTTCTATCTCTATTTCAACTGAATAATCTTTGAGCTCTTCAATAATCTCAGCATCAGAGTACCCTGTTACTTTTTTGACCCACTTTAGCGGCTTACTTGACCAACCGCAGTTATGACAATAAAGGTTATCATTTTCGGGTATATAGTAAAAGCGTCGCTTTTTACCTAACGAGCCACCTTCTTTACATATAAAGCAGCCACCTAAATATACGTTATTAAACTTATTATATGTAGGACCGAACGAATATTCATAAAATTTTTGAACTACATACTCTCTAGGTAAATTAATCATTTAAAGAAGTTAAAAAGCTTTTCAAAAAGAACGTTTCATACCAATGATCTTTACGTTTAAGTATAGAAACCATATTATACTTTTCAACTAACTCTATAAAGTGGTTGTAATCACCGGATTCGCCATTAGCTAATTGATTTTTATAGTAAGTTTTTTCATTAAGAAAATCTTCATAGAGATCTAATCTAAATAAGTCGCGATTAGAGAAATATTTTTCTTCTTGTTCGGTTGTAAGTTTAATTTCTCCATCGAGAAACTTTTTAACTTTAACTTTACCAAAGCCGGGTATACCTGATATATTATCAGACTTATCACCAGTTAAACATTTAGCGGTAAACCAATCAGATATATCTTTAAATCCTGTATTTTCTTCAAAATTATCTAATTCAAAATATTTTTTTCTAATAGGATCGAATAACAATGTATCTTTATCAATAAGTTGAAGAAAATCTCTATCTACAGATACGATAATCTTTTTACCGGGAGTTTCTTTACAAATATAAGCAATAATATCATCAGCTTCTAGTTCTCTAGGAAATATAGATGGTATACCTAAAGTTTTGCATAGAAGTTTAATATCTTCATTGTTTTGATGAGGCGTATTATCACTAGTTCTATTACCTTTATACTCAGACGATAGTTCTTTTCTTTTATTTTTTTGGTAATCTATCTTTTCATCCCAGACTATTAAAGTTTTTTCAGGTAGAAACTTTTTAACATAAGAATATATAGCATTAATTGTAAAAAATATATGAAGACCTTTAACTTCTACATTTTCGTATCGCTTTTTCTGTAAATTAGCAGTATGAAAAGTACGGTGAACAAGATTATTACCATCAATTATTAGAGTTTTCATTTTTTTCGTATTGAGCCTTACTAACCTTAAAGATAGACTTAGGTATAGTTTCTACATATTCTATTATACCAGAGTTCCTTCCAGAATCAAAGGATTCTAACGGTATTTTAACGTTTTTTACTTCCGGAATACTTAAACATTCTATAAAATCTTTAGATTCACTTATAATTATAAACATTTGGCCAGCATAATCACCGGTTTTACATGCATATACGTCTCTTTTTAGAACTTTTTTACGAAACATTACATTTTTCCTACTTCAGAAGAAAAATATTTAAGTAGTATGGAGTTTAGAGCTTCATTTTGTTGTGGAGATTTAGCTGCTTTAATTTGAACCGGGTTACCCTCTATATCATATGCCAGTAATATAAAACTGTCTAGGTATTCTTGTAAAATAGCTACAACTCTATCAGCTAAATCTCTTTGCCCTTTGATCTTCTTTCTTGTCCCTACGTTAAGCTTAAGAGCCTCTTCAATAAGCTCTCTTAACTCTTTATCACGTGGGTCTTCTTCATCCATAACATTATTTATTAATATCTACCTTTTCTTCTCGTTGTTTAACACCGTTTTCGAGTAGTTTTCTTACTACAACCTCAATAGAAAATGTTTTCAAGCTAAATCCCGGTCTAAAATCCCTATTACCGTCGTCAAATGAAAATAAATACTCTCCTTTGAACGGAGTATTCTCAAAACAGGTAATAAAAACTGATTTTCCTCCGGGGTCTACTAAAACTGTCCATTTTCTAGGGTCTTGTTCATCATAACCATTGTAAATTTTCCAAGTTTCAAAGCCTGAGTCTTTAAGACGTTTAATAAAATAACTAGCTGTCTGTAGTTTATTTTTTGTTTGTTTGTTCATTGCGTTAGGGAAGATATAATATACTTTAATTTAATATTGTTTAGTGAATTATCAAATACTACAACACCAAATTGAGTATTAATCTTAACAGCAAAATTATTACTTATATTAGTAAGAAGTCTTATATTATCAAAGTTTACAGGAGTAGGCTTTAAATCAAACTTAGCTGGCTGCAATGTTAAAGTAAAGTTATCAGTATTATGTCTAGATCTATCAGTTAGTTCTGCCATTAATAACCCATCTTCAGTATAAAAATATAGTTTATTAGTTTCAGAAGCAAAAGTACTACCTTTAAAAATCTGATTTAAGAGAGTTTTATCTAAACTAAACTTTATATCAAACTCAAAAGAATTAATTTTATCTAAATTAAGATTAGGCTTAGTTAGGAATCCTTCTTCGAACAAGTGATACTTAAATTTAATACCGTTTCCTTTATATTCTAAATTATTAGAGTTAACTTTAAACTCAATATCACTACTAGGAATAGTATCTATAACTCTAGATAGTTTTTTAAGATCTGGGATATTAATACTATCTTCAAAATCAGATTTAGAGTTAAATTCGGAATATAAAATAAGAGTATTATCGGGACTTGCTACTAAACTTTCTATTTTATCCTTTTTAATAGTTAGAATAGCACTTTCATTTATCTTTGATAAAGAGTCTAAGTATTTTAGAAATTCATCCCGGTTTTTTATCTGAAGGCTTCTTTCTTCTTCCATTCTTTTCTAAGAGTAATATAATTTCTTTTAATAGCAACCCGTTACTCTTGATAGCATCAATAAGCATATCAATTTTTTCAGGGTCTTTTAAATTGAATTCAAGTTGATTGCCGTTTTGCTCTTCTACAATAGGAACCGGTTCCGCTTCTTGTAATTCTCTAACTGCTTGCTCATAAGAGACAGGCGGTGCTTCTTGTACTGGTTGCGGTTGTGGCTCTTGAGGAGCGGTCGGTGGTGTTTGTACTTGTTGTTGCTGAGTAGGAGCTCTAGCTATACTTTCAAACTGTTGTTTTACTAATTCTGATTGTGGAGTTAAACTATTTGATTGACCAACTATCATTTGATCGTTTTTATGAGATTGACCATAGGTCTGACCCACAAAATTCATAATTAAAGCTTTTTCCTCTTCAGTCATTTTAAAGATCTTTTAAGAGTTCGTCAATATCATCTTCTGTAGTAGTCTCTTCTGTAGTAGTACTAACAGAAGCTGTAGCAGGCTCAGCTACTACATTAGTTACAGATTGCGTATTAACTACTTCAGCAGCATCTTCCTCAGTTCTACAATAGTAATGCTCATTAAGCATAGCTTTTAAGTCATCAGTAGACTTAAGGGTAAAAACCTCATCAAGCTTAAAAACATTATCATAAATATCTTTTTGCTCATCTTCAGATAATTCTAAAGCACCGACAGTAGTAAATCTAGAAGATACATAAGTAGGATAACCGCCTTGATCTTCAACTTTAATTTTTAAACTTGCTCCATCAGGACCTAAATCAAAGATACGAGGACCAAACTCTTCAGCATCCTCACCTTCAATAGCTTCGGTAACAATTTTATGAAGCTGCTTACCATATCTAAGCATTTTTACTTTACCGTTATTATCAGGATTAGTAGGATCGTCAATAACATAAACATTAACAAGCCATTTTTCCAAGCGTTTTACAGCTTGCATCTTTTCCTTCTCTTCTTGATTTCCGGTTCTTAAAACCTTATATCGTTCTTCAGCAATTGGATCTCTTTCCCCAAAGGTTTGAGGACTGAGAGCTTGAACATACTGACCAGTCGCAAATGACGTCCATCCATGATTATAATAATGGAAGAAGGTTTTAGCGGGATCGGGACCATAAGGCAAGAGCCTTACCGTATATGTATTACCGGGACGGCAAGACATGATTTCGTTATAACTAGTATTACTTTTTTGTGTATCGCTTACAAGAGCGTCTTTTATTGATTGAAACATTGATGAATTAAATGCACTCATATATCTTTATAATAACTACGAAAATTTATTATTCAACTGTTCTTCTATTATTTTAATTCCTTTTCTAGCTTTCTCTTTTAAGATTTTAGAAGTAATAAATTTTACACGTGTTCCGTTATAGAGGGTTGTGAAATCCTTTATTATCCAATTGATAATTTCCTTATCTTGCTCTTCAATAAGTTTTTCTATATTAAGAGAATGTAGAGTATAAAAATTTATTTTATGATCTTTAAGATGTTTGAAGATTTTAGGAACTGATCCTTCGGTATTAGTTGATGACTTATATTGCTCTAAAGTTATTTTATGTTCACAACAATAATCAAAAATAAATTTTAAGCAATCCTTTAACGTGTCGATACTATCCTCACTATCGGGATTTTGTAATTCTTTTTCTTTACAATATAAAGAATAACATTTTAAAGCTTTTCTAGTATTAAAGAACTGTAAATCGAAATAGTTATCTACTCCATATACTTTGTATGGTGATATAAAATAATCGTTATAGTTTATATGATTATACTTAGATAAAAAAATAGATAGTTTTTTTAATGCTACTTCTGATCTACTATCAAGCTTATCAAAATTTTGTCTAAATTTTACTGGCTTATTTTTTACTGATCGAGAAGCATACAAATAACTGTTGTAAATTAGCTTCTCTTTTTCAGTAATCATAGTTTTAAATTTTTATTATTATTAAGGAATTTTGTAACGTATTTAGACTTAGTAATTAAGGGGTCAAAATCTATAAACATTTTAACCATTTCATAATTAGTATCAACTGTTAAAAGGTCTTTAAATAAATCTCTTAATCTTTTCTCTTTAAGCAAGAGAAGAAATATATTTTGATATGATAGCTTTTTTCCTTTAAGTAGCGAACAAAAAGTACAAAAACATAATAATAAATGTTCAGTTTCTTTACCCTGTATGGTATGAAATGGGCCTGGTTCTCCTCCTGGTTTTAGCATAGTTTAAATTGTTTTGTTAATTCTCCAAATTTTTCTGTTAACTTACCTCCAGCTGCAGCTACTGACCCTCCTCCATCACATAAAGTTTTTGCAAGTATGCTTACATCTATTTTTGATTGTTTAGCCCGTCTAAAAGAAACTACCTTTGCTTTCTTATTTACTACTATGCCTATTTCAGCTTTATGTTTGTTTATAAAATAACGCGCTACTTCATTAATAGCGTAATCAGCAAAAGTAGCTACAACATCATAATCTTTAATTTTACCTTTGTATATTTCAGCCTGGTTAATTTGCTCTTTTAATTTTTTAAAGTGGAGATTTATAGAGTTTTTTTCAAATAAAGTATACTCTCTAAACCCATCATAGAAGGCTTCTATAAACTTTTCAACCTTAGGTCTGTTATAACAATTAAAAATGGCGTTTAGTTTAAGAGGCTCTTTACATTTGAAGTTGAAGCTATCATAACTATCAATATGATCTATTAAAGTCTGTTGAGCTTCAGTCAGATTAAGTTTTTTACTAAATATCTTACTAATTAGTTCTACACATGAAGAACCTGGTATAATAATAGCTTTAGCATTCTTATAATATTCTTTTAAATCATAGTGATCAGCGTGATGGTCTATAACTACTACTTTTTCTTTATCTATGTAAGGTATGATATCTTTAGTCAAAGCAAGATCTAAGATAAAAATTTTATCGAAATGATCGTGAGTATTCTCTCTACTTTTAAAATTAGAAGCTAGAATAGATTCACCTGTTTCGACTACTACAATATCTTTAGCTTGTTTAAAGTACCATTTTAACAATAAAGCAGAACCAGCACCATCTAAATCATTATCCGTATATATTAGGATATTCACTTTGACTATTTAGTTCCTTTTAAGAATTTGCAAGAGCTGCTAAAGCACCTAGCGTTTCACTACTATCGTCTTCTAATTCTATATCATCTGCTTGCTCAATAGTAAGAGTAGAATAGTCGATTCTCATAGCTTGAGTAGTACCTCGAGGACCATAGCGATTTTTCATCATACCTAAACGAATAATACCCAACTCTCTATCTTCCTCATTTTGATATATAGAAGCAATTACATCAGCAGTAGCTGCTAGACCAATCGATTCGGAAATAGTAGCAAGATCTGGATTGTCTTGGTCAAACCCAGCTCTATTAAGCTGCGTTGCTGATATAATAGGACATTCAAAGAGATAGCTCATTGCTCTTACTTGCTCTGTTACATGCTTTATTCTTTCATATGAATTATTACCTATAGAAGAATGCATTAAGTTAAGATAATCTAACACTATAGCATCAAGTTTTATACCCTTTTCAGAGAACTTCTTTACAAATGCTTTAAGTTGATTAGCTGTTATAGTTGAAGGGGGAAACTCTTTAATAAAAATCTTTCCAGGTTCTTCTTCTACTGCTTGCTTAAGTAGAGCAGTATTAGTATTCATTTCTCTAATAGGTATCTTAGATATATTAGTACATATACGCCGCGCATAAAGTAACTCCGACATTTCTAGAGTTACTAATAAAACATTTTTACCCTGACCTGCAATATTACGAGCGATATTACCTAAAAATATAGACTTACCAATATTAGTTTCACCAGCAAATACATATAAAGATTTACCAGCTTCTAAAAACCCACCATCAAGATTACTATCTAACCACTCCCAGTTACTAGGAATATGTCTTTCTACGGAATTTATATCATTAATAACAAGATCTATATTTTCATGAATATCTAATCCAAGATCTGTTACTAAGTTTATATTACAAGATTTTTCAAATTTATCTAAAACTATAGAGGTATCTACTTTACCTTTAGCAACATCTTCAGCTACTTCAAGCATAGTATGATAAACTGCTTTCTCTTTTAAGAACTGCTCGGTATTATCATATAGTTCATCTTTATCTAAATTTTTATCTATATCAGAAAAGGAAGTTACTAGATTCTTGAAAGATTCTTTTTGATCATCAGTAACTAAATAAGACTTTAGCTCAGTTGTAGTAGGTAGTTTATTCCGCTTCTCATTAAAGTCTTTGATAATAGTAAAAACTTCAGCTATAGCTTTATTCTTAAAATAAGCCGGCTGAACTATATCAGCGATACTTGCAAGATACCCACTATCAGTTAGAGACTTAAAAATTAGAATATTTTCGAAATAATCTAAGTCTAATTTACTCACAACAGTAGTATAGTTACTTTTTCCATTTATTCAAGAACCATTCTTGACCCTCGTTAAACTCATCGGAAAAATTAGTTAATCCTGGTGATTCATGAGTAATGTATATATCGGAAACCCCATTACGAAAGCCGGCTTTATGAGATGCCATAGTATAATCTAAATCATAAAAGTGAAATTTAGAAGGACAGTCCTCGTCAAATCTTACTTTTTTAAATACTTCTCTTTTAATAGCTAGAAATACCCCATCTAATAAAATAGCTCTATGAGGGTAAGGACCAAAACTAGTCATAAATTTTTCTTTACCATGTAAGTGTGCTACAGCTCCATGAAGTTTATCACTACCTAGACCGCCACCCATTAAGTGCCATAAAGCTGGTTTTTGTAGTTTAACTTCAGCTGTTCCAGCAACACCTAAAACATCATACGTTTTAAAATTATCTAAAATCTTTTCATGCGAAAAGTTTTCTAAAATAACATCATCATGTATTAAAACTATATACTGTATATTTTCCTTTATAGAAAAGTCTATAGCTTTATTGTAAATTGTTTGTAAAGAATCAGTATTATTTTCTTTAAAGAAAATTTCATCTCTATAATCTGAAGTTTGATAAAGTAGAGTATCTTCTTTTTTTTCTTTTGTAGCAGAGAATATAAATAGATCACTCATATAAATAAAAATGGGGATGTATATTTAAA